ATCAATTCTACCATGTTTTTAAATTTTCTAAAATAATTGAAATCATATTGCTGATAATTTTTATGAAATATATTGTATTTAATTAAACTAGAACCAAACATTCCACCCATGCTAGTTATCAAAGTATCATTTGTTCTTGATATCGCAAACTGTAAAATTCTTCTATAATCTTTCTCTATATTTTGAGATGGTTGTGTGTTGTCACTTCCCATAACTGATTCTGAGTCTGCAACAAAATCTCCTTTTGTAGGTCTTTTATATAAACCATCTAAATTTCTGAACTGAAATCCTTTGGTGTTTTCAAAAAAATAAAAATGAGGTGAACTTTCATGCACACCTGATAAGGCCTCTCTTGTTAGATTTCTTATAAATCTAAAAGGTCTAACATTTGGTGCAATAAATTTTCTTGAACCACTTGTTGTGTCGGTGTAGATATTTTTATTTGTGTCAATTAAAGTTTTATCTCTTAGTATTTTTGTTACCATAGTTGATATTGAACCACTATATGATTTTGATACTCTCGTCCTACTGTTTCTTAAAGACTCTGGAGATACTAAAGTTAAATCGTATAATTGTGCATCATTACTGATATCTTGTCTAGCTTTAATATTTGTGACTGCAAATACATTATCAGTAAAATCAATCTGACCTACATCTGGAGTTTCAACTTTAAAACTAACAAACTCCTGACCAATGAATGGCATTTTCATAATCATATTTGTGTTATCTACAATCGTCATTGATGCTACTAATGATTGTGAAAACAAATTTTCAAAAATTTGGAATTGAATTACTTTGTCATCAAGTCTTGCAACCATGCCTGTTGATGACATCACTTTACACTCTAGTAATTTATATTCACCAGCATATTGTACTCTACTATTACTTCCATGTGACATTATATTATTGTTTCATCAATTAAGGCTTTAAACTCATCTACAAATTGGTCTACGAATGAAGGGTCAAGTAATCTAATTTGTCTTTTACTATCTTGAAGACTCTCTTCATACTCACGATTAGTAATTGGAGTTAAACCTGTATATGCATCATCATCAACTTCATTAAATACTTCTATTTTAACTTTTGTGTCGCCAGAACTTTGTTGAGTTTCATAATGATGTATACCATCTGGGTTTGAATACTTATCATTTAAGTATTCATTAAACTGCATAAAACTCATAGGCCACTGGTGATATCTATCTGTAATTTCATTTATCATTAAAATTACCCAGTGTAGTTTAGAATCACCATAAAGTTTATGTGCAATTATTTCTGGTGTTTCACCTTCTTTTACATCATAGGTATCATAAAGAGAGGTGTTACTTTTCAATTTTGCTCTAAGACCGACTCTTCGTAAAAGATTAGTTACATCTTTGAATTGTAAATCACCAACAGAATCATAAGGTATTACTGGAAAACTTTTAAAATACATTAGAAACCCTCGACTATTTTTTCTCTTGTCATAATTTCAATCTCTTGGAAAGTTAAACTTATTGATGTTTCTACAGGTGGAGCACCCTCACTATTGTGTGGGTCAAATGTTTTGTATCTGTCACCACCGTATGACACGTCCATTTTTTCAAGGAAACACTCTGATACCCTGTTTAAATATGTATTATTTTTACCTCTGTAGTGATACTCAATATCAAATGTTGCTGGATAATTAAGAGTATCCCTTTTTGTACTGTCTGTAAATTCTGGCATCATGTTAAATTTAAATGCGTGTACTATTTTTTTAATTTCATCAGCCTCTCTTGAATCTCTAGGTATCATCTTGAATGTGTATGAGAATGTCCTTCTGTCCACACCCTGAAATGCAAGTTGCATTCTGTCTGCAATTACTTCAGCTCTACCTATTTCTATTGCTTCTCTCGCACCACTAATACCAAGACCGTCAAGTAAGTCTGCTCCCATGAGTAGTGCCTTCTTTTGTAAACCCTCTGTAACCATAGGTATAACTTTATTATATGTATCTGATAAAGTTGCACCTTGACTCATATCCCCAACAGCTTGACCTAATGCACCAGCTAACGCACTTATTTCTTTGTCTGCATATTTAGCACCATATGATACTTGAACCTGTGCTGGCATATACAGTGCAATTGCAGTATCTAATCTTTTTCTGCCAGGCATTTCAACTCTTACATTATCTTTCATTTTACCTTGAACTGCCTCTGTAATTTGTGTAGTTTTTTCTGAAGGGTCTGCACCTGTTTCACTAGAGTTTTTTGTTTTATCGGCAGAGGGAGCATGGTTGTGATTTAATTGTGAATATCCATACCCTTGTTTTTTTTGTATTATCATATCGTCTGCAGCTACATTTTGTTTAATTTCCATTTTTCTAAAATTTTTTCTTCTATCACCTGTATATGCTCTACCATAATTTACACCTTGTTTTTTAAGTTCACTTTCTGTGAATGTTTGAGGTTGACCAGCTACAGTTTTTGTTTCTTTAGTTTTATCAGGGATACTCATTTGTGTTTTTGCATCTTCCTCTGCTTGTTTACCCCTTTCAACACCATCAATTTGGTCACTAAATTTTAATTTTGTTTTGTTAAATTCGTTTATAAAGAAAATAATGTAATGACCATGATTACCCACGCCTGGGTCTGAATCAATATTTGAGGGAAACTGTAATAGTTTTGGACTAACACCAGAGGTTTTTGCATTTGTTATCTCTGCAAAATCAGAGGTATCTCTTATGCCCTCTTTACCCCTTACTTGACCGAGCATGCCAGGCAGATTACCGGCTACTTTTCTTAATCCTTGATTAACTACTGTGGTTGCAATACCTTTTGCGAAATCTATAGGCATATATAAATACTCCTTATATAAAGGTATTTAGTCATTATGTCATACAAAGGTAGATATATTCCAAAGAACCCACAGAAGTATAAGGGTAATCCATCACAGATAATCTATCGTTCTCTATGGGAACGTAAGTTTATGGTTTATTGTGATAAGAACCCTAAAGTAATCGAGTGGGGCAGTGAAGAAGTAATTGTTCCGTACAGGTCGCCTTGGGACGGTAAAATGCACCGATACTTCCCAGACTTTTATATTAAAATAGAGCAAACATCTGGTGGTTTCAAGAAGTTTATTATCGAAGTCAAACCAGAATACCAGTGTAAAGAACCTACCAAAACACCTAAAAAGAGAACACGCAAGTGGTATAAAGAAGTACAGACCTATGGTATTAATAAGGCTAAATGGAAATCTGCAATAGACTGGTGTGAAAATAGAGGTATGGAATTTAAGATACTCACAGAGAAACATCTCAATCCACAGTATAAATAGTATTATGTACGAGTACAAATGTAAAATAGTCAAGGTAATTGACGGAGATACAGTTGATGTGGATATCGACTTAGGTTTTGGTGTCTGGTTACACAAAGAACGCATTAGGTTATATGGTATAGATACACCAGAGAGTAGAACCAGAGATTTAGAGGAAAAGAAATACGGTAATATGGCTAAAGATTTAGTTCTTACATTTATGCCTGTTGGTTCTATACAAACACTAATTACAGAAAAAGATAAGTCTGGTAAGTTTGGTAGAATACTCGGTAAGTTTAGAGTTCACGAACCACACTTGGATAGGTATGTAATCCTTAATGACTTTATGGTTGACAACTATTATGCAGTAGAGTATCATGGACAGTCTAAAGAATTAATAGAAGAAGAACACCTAAAGAATAGAGAGAAATTAAATGGCAGTACCAAGTAAGTATATTAAGAGTGTCCAAAAGGCTGCAAAGGGTAGACCAAAATCCACTGATTGGTATCGTGATAAGATAAGAGAATTTGGCACACCTAAATCACTTGATTTAATTCGTGATGGTAAACAAGCTGGTAGACCTTTCTTTGGTAGATTAAATATGTTTATATATGACCCAAAGTTAAAAAAGAAGTTACCATATTATGATACATTTCCTTTAGTGCTACCATTAGAGAGATATAATGATGGATTTTTAGGATTAAATTTTCATTATTTACCAATACCTCTTCGTATGAGATTACTAGATAGGGTTGTAGATTTTAGTAATAATACAAAGTTTGATGAGTCCACTGTGTTGAATGTAAGTTATCAAAATTTAAAAACAATAAAACTTATTAGACCGACACTTAAAAGATACCTCGCTGGTAAAGTAAAATCAAGATTTCGTAGAATAGATGCAGATGAATTTACAATTGCAACATTATTACCAGTCGCAAGATTTAAAAAAGCACAAGAGGGAACTGTGTATTCAGATTCAAGGAAGATGATTTAATGCCGAAATTTAATTTAGGAAGACTTTTAGAAGGGAGTGCGTATGGTGTCATAAATGAGATACTCGCAGAGTTTCATTCTGATGATGGTTTTGCATTACCCTCTAGATACGAAGTTGTAATGTTACCACCACAAGGGACTAGAGGTAAACCTAAAGGTGCATTGAATAATGTGTTTTCACAAGTAATGCAAGAAAATACTGGAGAAGGTATAACGAGAAAAGTTGGATTACAATGTGAAGCAATAGAGTTTCCAGGCCGTAATCTTGATACTGCACCAGACACCAATATCTATGGCCCTTCAAGAGAAATAGTGCAAGGTTATTCCTACGCAGAAATAACTGCGACATTTAGAATGTCTGCTGATTACAAAGAAAAGAAATTCTTTGAAACTTGGCAAAGACTTGCATACAATCCACAAACTTGGGCAATGGGATATTATAATGAGTATACTGGAGGAATGCAGATATTTTCATTAGACCAAAATGACCGAAGAAGATACGGTGTAGAATTGATTGAATGTTTTCCAAAAACAGTGGCTGCACAAGTGTTAGCTGCACCACAAGCAACTGATGTACAAAAATTAGCTGTAACATTTAGTTACCGATATTGGAAAAATTTAACAGATGAGGCAGACTTACCGAAACCACTGCGTGATAGAATTGAGGAAGTGGTTATTAATAGTGCAGAGAGGCAAATAAGAGCTGCAATACCGAGAGTATTGTCTAGATTATAAAGGATAGAATATAATGGCGTTACCTAAATTAAATACTCCAACGCATGAATTGGAGTTACCTTCTACTGGTGAAAAAATAAAATTTAGACCATTCCTAGTAAAAGAACAAAAACTACTAATACTTGCACAAGAATCTAAAGATGAAACACAGTTGGTTGATACTATGACTCAGTTAATAGACTCTTGCACATTTGGAAAAGTTGATGCAGCTACATCTCCTATATTTGATGTAGAGTATATTTTTCTTAAACTTCGTTCAAAGTCTGTGGGTGAAACAGTTAATGTAAGTGTGATATGTCAAGATGATGAAGAAACCAAAGCAAAAGTAAAAATTAATCTTGAAGAAGTTTCAGTGCATATGACAGCTGACCACACGAATGAAGTAAAAGTAAATGAACAAACAAAACTTGTGATGAAATATCCTAGACTAAAAGATATGAATAAAGTTCCAGAGAATGCAGATGATTATAGTAAAATGTTTTTACTACTAACAAACTGTATTCACGAGATACATTTTGATGATAAAATTTATAACTCAGTTGACACTACAGAAAAAGAATTAGATGAGTTTGTTGACTCAATGGATACAACACAACTAGAAACTGTACTACAATTTTTCACCACAATGCCCAAATTAAGACACCCTATAAAATTTATAAATCCTAAGACAAAAGTAAAAAATGAAGTAGTCTTGGAGGGGCTACAAAGTTTTTTAGTGTAATGCTGTCACACGACAGCGTAACAAATTATTATAAAACTAACTTTGGATTGATGCAACATCATAAATATAGTTTAACAGAGTTAGAAAATATGATACCATTTGAAAGAGAGATATATGTAGGTTTATTATCAGAATATATCAAGAAAGAGAATGAAAGGATTGAGAAAGAAAACCAAAAAATGAGAGGATAGTCGCATGGCAGATAAGATAACAAAGACTGTTGATAATGAGATTGCGAAAAAAGATTTAAATGGTGATGGACACATCTCGGCACAAGAATTAGAGATGGATTTAGAATTTAAAAGAAAAGAACTAGAGGACGCAGATGCAAGAAGAGATGCAATGAGAAGAATGGCATGGTTCGCATTGATGGGTATGTTAGTATATCCACTCGGTATCGTAATTGCAGACCTTATAGGTTATGAAACAACAGGACAATTACTAGCAGATATTGCACCCACATACTTTGTTGCAATCTCAGCATTAGTAGCCGCATTCTTCGGTGCGAATGCGTATGTAGATAAGAAGAAAAAGTAATGGCAATAACAGACGGCGAAAATAAATTAATAGACGCAATAGAACATAATACTAATATTGTTAAAAAGGCTGAAAAACAAAGACAACAAGATGTGGCAAACCAACTTCTTGATGCACAGATGGCTGAAGCTGAAAATTTAAATGAAATCAGAAAATTAAGATTACAAAACGAAGACAATGTTAAAAAAGATGGAACAGCAGACAAAAGAAAGTCAAAAGAAACAATAGAACAAACCGAGAAAAACATTGCAGCTATAAAAGATATGGAAAAAAATATAAAACAAAATGAAAACTTAGTTGCAGATAAAGAAAGACAATTTGATGAAGATGTACGAAAAAGTGAAACTAAACTACAACTTGAGGGTATAGAGAGGTTAATGGAATTAGAAGAGGAGAGGTTTAAGAATGATGGTAAAACTAAAAAAGATGAAAAAAAATTTAAAGAACTACAGAAGAAAAAATTTCAACTAGAATTACAAATGGAGTCTCCCTCTAAAAGAAAAGAGATGTTGAAAGACCAAGCAAAACAAGATGCAAGTATGTTAAGTGCAACTCAAAGAATTGGTGTTGGTATAATGGGACTTGGTGATAAGATACAAGAGGCTGCAGGAGCTGGTAAGATAGGTGGTTTTTTAAAAGGTGTTGGTATGTTTGCATTATTCTTTCTTTTACCTAAAATTCTTAATAGTGAGATATTTAAAAATTTAATTAAGTTTATACAAGACAAAGTAATTCCAGCATTTAAAAAATTAAAAGAATTGTTTATGAGCATGGGTGAGGGAGGTCAACTTTTCACAATAATATTAGGATTGACAGCATTACTTGCACCAAATGTTCTTATGATGGGTTTTAAAGCTGGTATCATTGCACTTAAAGGTGCTTTCGCAGCGACTAAAGTAGCAGTGATGTTTATTGTTAATACTGAGTTTCGTAAAGGTATCTTAATGATGCTTAAAGGTAAATTTTTAGCTGCAATTACAGCACTCAAAAAGGCATTTATGGCAGTAAGAGTTTTTATGATGAAACAGTTAATTCCAGGCATAATGTCTTCTGTTAGTGCTGTTGGTGTTAAACTAATGAAAGCAGTTAAATTATTAAGAGGTGCATTCATGGCAATAAGAGTATTCATGATGGGAACTTTAGTTCCTACATTAATAGGTATAGTAACTTCTGTTGCAACTGCTCTTGCACCAATTCTGATACCTGTTGCAATTGTACTTGCAGTTATTGCTGGTGTTGTAGCTTTCTTTTATGTTTTCAAAGAGTCAGTTGATAATATGTTAAATGTATTTAGAGAAACTGGTAGTATCGTGGAAACAATTAAGGTTGCTGTTGCAACATTCATAGGAAAGGCTTTGGGTCTTATACCAGCATTGTTCATAAAACTCATAGCTTTTGTTGCAAGGTTATTTGGATTTAAACAATTTGCAGACAAACTTCCAACTATAAAAGAATTAACAGATATAGTGGTCGGTGGTATTTTAAGTGTATTTGATTTCATAGGTGATACTTTGGGAAAAGCTTTTCGTTTCGTTAAAAATAAAGTTATTGGTATCTTAAACAAAATTCCAGGCGTTAATATTGCAGTCGAAGATGAATATGATAGAATGGACAAAGTGTTGGAAAAACAAGAAACGAGGGCAAAAAGAGATGAAATTGTTGGTGCTAAAGCTGCTAATGAAGCCATTGAGAGGAGAATAAAAGGTAGAAAAAGAGGCCCTTCATCATCACAAATAATGGTTGCACAAGAATCAGAGGCTTTAGAACAATCAGTAGCAAGACAAGAAGAAATGCAAGATTCAGCATATAACAAAGCAGTTAGTGCCAGTCAATCTAGTTATACTGCTGCTCCTACAATTATTAATAATGATTCAAGTGTAAAAAGTAATAGTTCCAATACACAGAACGTGAATGAAACTATTACTATAAGAGATGGTTTACTTAGCAGTGCTATATCAGACTTCTAAGCATTCGCAAGTTTGTTGAAATAATCCATAGTATCTTCATCTTCACCTTGTTTACTTTCAACAGGTTTTGTATCTACCTTTGGTGATGCAATTGGTTCGTCCTCAACAGTTTGATTACTTACCACTTGTTTACCAGATAGAACTGCATCTAGTCTTGTCTTCAATTCATCATACGATTTGAAATTACTTGGTGCAGTGAAATCTGCCAGTGAATACTGTTCTTTCCAAATTCTTTCAATCGCACTATCGTCATCTAGGATTGCAGATGGAGCTTCAAACTCTGACTTATCATAGTTCCAAAAACCATCTACTTTTCTAATCTTCAACTTAAAGTTTGCACCCTTCCAGAAATCAAAAGGATTGATAGGTTTTTCATCTTCAAACTCAGGTTGCATTGCAGCCATCAGTTTGTCGAATATCTTCTTACCATATCTGAATAAGAAAACTTTACCTTCGTTGTGTGGGTTCTTAGAGTCACTCACAATATAGATGTTTGAGTAATAGGATAACTTTCTCTTTTGTTTTCTTGCAATCTCTTTGTCAGTTTCTACACCAGAGTTCCACAAAGAACTGTTGTATTCTGATGCTGGGTCTTTACCTATATCACCTCTACCAAGTGTGGTTCTTGAGTTTTCAATATACCACTGACCAGTAGGGCCTTGAAAGGCATGACTAAAGAGTTTTGCCCAAGGCAAGTCTTCACCTTCAATCGCTGGTAAAAATCTTAAGACTGCGTAACCATTACCAGATGTATCTAGTTCAGGTTTCCATAGTCTTTCATCTACATAGGATTTTTTTTCTGAAGGGTCTTTGTTATCTTCCTTGACTGCATTGATTAGCTTGTCAAGAGTATTAGTTGATTTTAACTTATCTAACGACATTATATTCTCCTTATGTTATCGTATGTTTTGTATATTTCTTCGTATGTTAAAAAATCTACATTCTTAAATTTTTCACGCACACCATCTAGTGAAGTGTGCATAGGACTTACCCAGACAAAATCTACATCTTTGAACTCTCCGAAGACAGCTCCTAGTTGCAAATTCCAGTTTACTGGGTTGAACCCTTTCGCATATTCAGGAAGATAATTCTGACTTCCCTTGTATATGTTATTTAGTGGACTGTCATAACTGGATAAATCAAATCCTAACATATATACCTTTGTTGCACCCTCTTGACACGCAAGGTGCATTGCAGTTGCACCAGCACACCATTCACGAGGATACTCTACATTCTTTATTTTATTCTCCGTAACCCAAGTGATGTATAAACCTACATCTTTTTCTGCCTTTAACTTTAAGTCATTATAGTCTAAGTCTGGGTTCTTGTCAAGTGCTTCTTTGATATTGTTTTCAGCTGTCTTTGGGTCTTTACCTTGTATAACACAATCTATTCTGTCTGTTCTTAATGTTTCGTGTATCATATGTGGTTCAAAATCCATCTTCATTGTATCTAACAACATATCATCTGCATTTGGTATGACACTCCAATCTGTAAAGTGACACACATTATCTCTTGCATATCCAGAACTCTCTATCTCTTGTTGCATTGCGTAATCCACTGATACAAGATTATCCACCTTCATATCACGATAGATTGCATTACAACCCCAAGTTATAAAGTTACCACTAAACTGTAGTTGGTCAAGTTGTTGTCTTGACTCACCATTACCATAAACAATTACTTCCATACATCAATATCCTTATAAGTTAAAAAGGTTACATTCTTACACATATCAAACTTATCAACAAGTAGTTGTTCTTCTACTGATTTTGTTACCCAATAAAAGTTTACCTTTGGAAACTTTTTAAATACTTTCTTATTTTGTGTTTGCCAGTTGATACTGTTAAATCCACTTGCAGCTGCAGTTCTTGGTAGGTGTGTAGTTTCTGGATATAAATGACTTAGTGGTTTATCAATTACAGATAAATCAAATCCCATCATGTAAACATTCTCTACACCTTGTTCACAGGCTAACCACATTGCAGTTCCACCAGCATTACGACCTTTGAAACTTGTTATTTCATGTACCCAATCTACCTCTTGTACCCAAGTGATATAAACACCAACATCTCTCATTGTCTTTGGACTATTCTTATATTGTTCTAGTTCTGGGTCTGTGAATTGTAGTTTAGGCAGTTTACCACGAATAACAACTTCATTACTTCCGTTTCTTTCGTTCTCAAAGATGTATTCTTCTGGTACACCTTGTTTGATTAGGTCAATAAGTTCAGAGCTGTTTGTAGAACTTTCTAATAAATCTATATTCTCTTGGACGTGCCAGTCTAGAAACCAACACTTGTTTTTAAATGCGTATCCAGACTTATAGACTTCGTGTTGTCTTATGTAATCGACACAAACTAGATTATCAAGTTGCACTCCCTCTTCATAGATACGATTGCAACCCCAAGTTTCTGTGTCTTTAAATTTTCTGGTGATATCCCATTCTTTTCTAGACTCACCATTACCATACACGATTGCATTTTTAGCCATAATAATTCCTCACATCAAATGTTTTCATTATATCTTTACCATTGACTGCCTGATAATTATGCAGTCTTACTTTAGTTGTTTTAATCTCTAAACAAATAAATCTTCTATTATACTTAGTCGGTTTTCTATCAGTAATTTTATGCCAACTGTCTGGTGTGTTTGGAAAGAGGACAACTTTGTTTGGGCCATATTCAAATGGAACTTCTTCACCTGTGTGTGGATTACCAAGAATCAAATCACCACCATCATCTTCCTCTTTTACATTTTTAAAATACCACAATCCTGTTACAATCTTATTACCTAAATCTAAATGCCAATCACGAAGTGGATACCCTTTATCTGTGATTGGGTTTTCTGAATAGGTGAACTTAATATCATTGCAGTCTATTGTCTTTTTTAATTTAGGATAATACTTTTCAAAGATACCTAACTTCTCTGATTCGTTCTTTACTTGTAGTCCTACCTCTGTAAGATAGTTAACAAGTATCTCATCTTTGATTTCTATATTAGAACGATTTTTAGATATATTATACGATTTAAGTTTCTCATCTGTTTCCCATAATTTAAATGCGTGATAATACATCTCCTCATCTAACGAACCCACAAAGTGTGGCCAGGGTGTTTCTTTATACTCTATGTTCATTGTATCTCTAGTGTATCTAATACTTTTGATTGTTTATATTTTCTGTTCTTCATATTTGTCCAGACTAAACTCTCTGGTACATGATAGAGTTGGTCACAGTCTTTACAGTAAGGTATGTCATCAAATCGTTTTTCTTTGTGTGCATCTCGTAACTCTTGATACTTCTTACCATTATACACTTCTTCTATTGTCTGGTCATCTAAATGACCTAGTGTTGCAGACGCATCATTACCTAACACCATACAACACGCAACTACAGCACCTTGATGTTTACCTAACCCACCAGCTCTTACTTGTAACATAGGTTGAAATGGTCGTCCACAACCTCTTCTATCTTCTTTACTTCTTCCGTATTTACCTTCGTATGTACCACTCCAGTTATGCATCAACCATATCTCTGCATCTATACCAGTGTAGTCAATCCAGTTCTTTCGTAACTGTTCTACTTCGTACTCTTTTTTATCTGGGTCTAATATAAGATGTTGTGATTGAACTCTTGTATTTGTTCCCTTTGATTGTATCACTAAATTTCTTACATTATCACGAACATATTTAAATGCGTTTTTACTCATCATATTCTCATAGGTTTGTTCATCATAACCCACAACCGATATTTTAAATATATCAATCCCACTGTCTATTATTTTTTCTATAAGGCTGTCGTCTAGATTGTATCCATTACTTAATGATGTACACTGAATACCTCTCTTCTTAATATACTTTATAGCAGGTATGAAGTATTTGTTTAATGTTGGTTCACCACCACCATGTAAACTAATTGACTCTACACCATGTTTTTCTGCATCATCAATAATCTTTAAAAAGTTAGACCAAGATAGAGCCTTTTTAAACTCTGGTTCTCTTCCCTTTTCAGAACCTTGTGGGCACATACTACACGAGTAGTTGCACCCACCAAACAGTTCCATATCAAGTTGACGAAGTTTCACTCGCTCTCCTAAATGGTGTTTTTCTTCTAGGTCTAAAACCTTTAGGCCACTCTGGAACTCTAGATGCAAGTTTCTTACATCTCTCTGCAAGTTCTTGATTCTTCACTTGCAAATCAGCACACTCTCTTTCGAGTTGTTTGATTCGGTCTTTTTGCTTTGAACATTTATATTCAAAGAATGCTTCACTTCTATTCTTCATAATTTTTCCTCACGAATAAAATTGGTTAATAAAATTATTAAGTATTATAGTACACTTCTTCTTGTCGTATGTCAAGAATTTTTTATAGTCAAACATAAGTTTTTTTACTTTAGGCCACACAACATCATTCTTTAATTCTTTATTCCACATTTTTGTAAACTTACTTATATCGTCTAAGATAACTAGAGTTTCTATTGACACTCTTTTACCTAAATACTCTTTTAATAGTTTAGGGTGTTGTCCATTTTTGATACCAAGAATATTTACCTTACCTATTCTCTCTAACTCTTGTTTAAAGTTATAACTCATACTCTGTGTTCTCTTTTTCCATTCTATATAATTATCATCATTAAAATCACCCAACCACCCAGCTGTATTACATACAAAATTAGATACTAGATAATCTAATATGACACCTTTCTTTTTATATTTTCTTGATATTTTGACAAAGAATATTCGGTCTGTTCTCTTCCAGAACGAATCTTTTGTTGCAGAGGATTTACCACCATATTTAATATAATCATAATCACCTTTTCCAAAATGTGCTTTCAATGCACAGTACATAATATAAACATCAACAGCTTGCATCAGTCCATATATTTACCATCTTTAATTAAATGACCTAGTCTGTGTGTAATCACTTTAAAAAATAGTAAAAATAAATTATCGTGTTTGTATGTTCCAGCAGGAACTTTCAATTCATATTTCATATTATTCCCTTTCAATTTCCGATACATCATACCCAGCATCTAAAAATAATTCTTTAATCCTTTCATCAGATATACCATCTTCGTTATCTTGAAATACATCAGCCATCTTGACTGTAACTTTTCCTATGTTAAGATTGACATCAACCTTTTCTACACCTGCCTGTTTTAAAAATACTTTCTCTATAGATTGAGCACAAAAGTCACAGACCATTCCCTCGACTCCTATCTTTATTGTTTTTGAATGTGAAACACTAATAGCAACAAAAATGGTTAACATAATTGCAACCAATAATGTTATAATTAAATGCCAAGCTGTATATTTCATATCGGTAAACTCGCAACTTTAGGTAGGAAGTTCAACTCTCTTGCGTTTGCTTCTATCTTTTCTTTTAGACCTTTAGTGATAAGACTAGATACCTTTTCTGGTTCTATATTGTTGTCTTTACAGAATAGTAAGACTGCGTCCATGTGTGTAATTTCTTTTTCTTTTGCAATCTTTTCTATTTCAAGTGAAAAGACTTTGGGTGTTTGTAAATCTATCATTATAACTCCATTATATGTGTGGGGATTTTTAGGCCCCCACAATATTATCTCATACTATATTTCAGCACAAGCGTAACAATTGATTTCTAAACCAACTGATACTTCTTTTATTGTAGGTGTCTTCCACATACTACTTCTCCTTAACGGTTAAGTTGGTGAGTATTCTGTTACTAGG